TACTGGGCAGGCAAGGCGGGTAATAATCCATTAATCGTGGCCCCCACTGGATCGGGAAAGACGGCTATCATAGCTCAAATAATTAAAGATGCGATGAGCTATCCTGACACTAAAGTTCTGGTTGTCACGCACGTCAAAGAGCTTCTGGAGCAGGGATCGAAGGGGCTGCTGGAATTGTACCCAGAGGCTGATTTCGGCATCTACAGTGCGGGACTGAAGCAGAAGGTCTTAGACCGCCCCATCACCTTTGCTGGCATCCAGTCGGTCTGGGAGAGGGCGTATGACATTGTGCCTGCGCCAGACTTGGTTCTGATTGATGAGGCGCACTTGTTGCCCAAGAATACTGAGACCAGATACAATCGCTTTATTGCCGATCTGAAGGTGTGCAATCCAATGGTTAAAGTGGTGGGTCTGACAGCGACACCCTATCGATTAGATTCAGGCTTCTTGCACAAAGGTGCATCCGCTCTGTTCGACGGTATCGCTTATGACATTCCAATCGATATGCTGATGGAGCAGGGCTACCTGTCGCCAGTCATATCGAAGGGCGGTCTGAACCAGATCGATCTGACCAACGTAAAGAAGCGGGGCGGCGAGTTTATTGAGAGCGACCTCGCCACGGCTGCATCTGATCCCGAACTGGTGCGAAAGACGGTTGCTGAGATTGTGGAACTGAGCGCGGATCGCAAAAGCTGGCTGGTGTTTAGCAGCGGCGTAAATCACGCCCACATGCTGAAAGATGAATTTGAGGCCCACGACATTGATGTCGGTGTGGTGACGGGTAGTGACAGCAGCGCCGTTCGAGAGCAAACGATTGCCGACTTTAAGAGCGGCGAACTTAAATGCTTGATAAATGTGAACGTGCTGACCACTGGATTTGATCATCCTGCTGTGGACGTTGTTTGTTTGTGCAGAGCAACCGCAAGTTGTGGCCTCTATATCCAAATGGTTGGGAGGGGTACGAGGGTAGCCGAAGGCAAGACTGATGCTCTCGTTTTGGACTTCGGCCAGAATGTTGAGCGGCATGGATTTATTGATAGGGTAAAACCAAAAGATCAATCTGCGGGGGCAGGCGAGGGGGAGGCACCCGTTAAAATGTGCGAGGCTTGCCAAGCCATGTGCCACTCTGCCTGCCTACAATGCCATGTGTGCGGCCATCAATTCCCGCCACCCACTTTGAACCACAATTCAAACAGCTATGCTGGTGCCATGCTGTCGGGCCAAGTAAGGCCCGAATGGGTTGACGTGGATAGCGTGATTTACAAAAGGCACAAAAAAGAAGGCAAGCCCGATTCGGTCAAGGTCACATACTACGCTGGGCTGCTATCTGTGAGCGAATGGCTCTGCCCCGATCACGGGGGATACGCCGCCAGCAAGTATCAGGAACGCCGAACACTTCTGGCGTCTGGGGCTGACACAACTAACGAGGCTCTGGATGAATGTCATTTTTGGAATTGGCCTAGCAGAATTAAGATCAAGCCAAGCACTTACGATCCGAAGTATCACGAAGTTGTTCAGTTCGATTACACAAAGGTGGAGAGAAAACATGAGGCGCAAGAAGGCCCATACGCTGATTTCAGTGGAGAAGATATCCCATTCTGAGCATTCGGAGCAGGTGGGATTTGTTAATTGGTTTCGGGCAAAGTATCCGAAAGTTTTAATCTTTGCGATCCCAAACGGTGAGAAGCGTAGCATCAGCGTGGCGACACGTCTGAAGGCTGAGGGGGTAACACGGGGGATACCCGATCTTTATATCCCCTCCTGCAATCTGTGGGTGGAAATGAAGCGCGTGACGGGCGGCAGACTTTCCCCCGATCAGAAAAAAATCATTAGTTATTTGGAATCGGTGGGGCATACTGTGATTGTCGGAAAGGGCGCTGGCGATGCGTCCAGACAAGTGTTGGAGTTTTTTGGTGGCTAAATGGAGTTTAAAGGACATGATTAACCGGGAAGAATATGAGCGTGTGTGCGATGAGAACAGAGAGTTAAAAAAGTTGCTGATGGAGAAACATTATGACGGGCAGCGCAAGGCAGCATTTGCTGATTATTTAGAAAGAACACTGAAGCCAAGGGAGGAATAAATGAAAAGTTTAACGCCAGCGCAGGACGCTGAACTGAAGTTTTTACGAAGAGAGGTCGATATGTGGCAGGACAAAGTCCACGAGAAGGGCGACACTGTTTTGCCAAACGCGCCAAATAATTTGTGGGTGGCGCGGGAGGAATTAGACAGGTTTGTACGAAATTTGCGAATTAACGATTATCACATCTGAGGGAGAAAACAGATGGCTTGGAAGTTACTAGAGTTCGAAAGATTACAGGCTAAAACAAAAGGGCCAGATGGTAAGCGGCTTCGGCCCACACTGCCCTGCGATATGGGAAAGCCACAGCCCCGCAAGATAAATACCAGCGCGTTCAAGCCGATTTTGGTAGCGTTAGAAACGCACGGGCCAATGACCAGCAGAGACTTGGCGCGGCTGTTGAAAAAAAACAGCCACAATATTTGTGGGACAATTCGCCAAGCTATTGCGGCAGGACTGATTGAGCAGACGCCTCACGCTATTGAACGTGAGGATGCGAACGGCCACATGGATTGCTGGCTGTATCATATAGCTGCCTAAAAAGTCATCGGGGGAAAGTCGCCCATTTTATTTCCCCCGATATTAAATGTATTTAATTTGTATTTGCCTATTGTAACTCCAGATATATCTGTTATGTATAATCGTATAGTTATTTAGAAAGGGACTTAGAAATGCAAGACCAGATCAATAAGGCCTTCGCCGCACTTAACCAGCGCCTCCACACGTCTCACCAAGAGTTTGCAATTCACAAGCTGGATGGCCTTAAGGCATTTATTGGCAATGCCAAAGCTGAATATGAAGATGGGTCCAATCAGTTTCGGGATGTGAACTGGCGGGGAGGCTCAAATTTTAATCACCACCTCGCAAACGTGGCTTGGTTTGGTAGCGCCTCAATGATGAATTTGCTTTGCGGACGTGGCCGCGCAGGCGCTCTTGAGGCTATGGCAAAAAACACTGATCGCGTAATTGCTAAACGTGACGCGAACATCATCAATGCTCTAAAGAAGAAAGGTGTTACCAGCATCCCAGATTTTGATCTGATTGAATGTTCGGATGGCGTTGAGGGCGAGTTTCATGTAGATGACCACATCGTAACGATCCGCACAATTTTAGCTGGCGGCTATAACATCCAATGCCTCCACCAGCGCACCCTCATAAAAGTAAAATAATCAACGGGGGCCATCGCGCCCCCACCAACCAAGGAGAGAACAAATGATCCCCTGCCCAGAGTGCGACCACACAGATTACCACGGCAAGGTAGAGAAGGAAGTCCACCAGAGATTTGGTGGAACGCTGGAGCCTGTTGGACAGTGGGTTGATTGCGACCACTGTGATGGAAGTGGAGAAGTTGAGGATGAAGAAGATGAAGAGTGATGAAACGGTGGTTAAATTTCCGCAATTATCGGAGGTTGACAAGCAGTTTGAAGAGCTTGAACGTCAGCGTGATTTAATAAAAGAGCAGGCTGATTTAATCAAAAACCATCGGACAAGCCCTTCAAAATATCCTTGAGCGATGGCTTTTGTTTTGAGTTTGGCATGTAAAGGCATTCAAATTGTCTTGGGCATTCGCGGAAACTAAGCGTGGGGTAGTGATAGCCTAGCGTACCATTTTTTCCCGAATATAGGCATATGAGTTCAGTGCCGTTTGTTATGTATTTCCATCTATAACACGTCACATATTCTGGGTTGAGTAGTGATGACGCGAGGATGAGCGGTATAATTGTATTCATGATACCAGTGTCACCAAATAAATGCCGCCGCCAAGAAACCCAATAATCAGAATAGATAATCCCAATATTGCCATATTGTTTTGAATTTGCCGCTTGGCCTCGTCTTGTGCAAAGGCTGTTTTTTCCCGTTCAGCCCTGATTTCTCGACGCATCTCCAGCATTTGGTCATAGGTTCCCCAGCCGAAACGCATGTTAATCATAGCAGCGATTTCTAATTCTCTCTCTTTTAACGTCTTTTGATGAATTAGTATTTGAAGGGCTTCCTCTTCTATAGACTGCCCTTGCGTAGCTTTTTCAAAGAACGTAGGCGCTTTTCTTTGTGCCTGCGCCCGATTTATATCAGCACATGCACCGTACCAAGACCCTAATTGTTTGGAAATGCCCTCCAGTTCCTGAGCATGTCCGATAACTTTTTTGATGCTGGTATAGGCCGTACTGGCTATGGCAAATGCGCTAACTGGGTCAATCATTGTTTATGCCCCCTAAAAGTTTATTACGGCCACCATAGCGCGTCTGAGGGGCTGTGAACAGCTATCCTATTGTGCGGCCTGCTGGACTTTACTAGAGACAACCTTCTGTTCTTGGATGGCCCTTATGAGAGCCGCTGTGGCCCCCTCTGGGTCAATCTGCACTGTTGGCACACTGACACTGTCAAACGCCGCCTGTGCCTCTGGTGTGGCCGCTTCTGCT